CTTTGTTAGTTCCGTTAAGACCTGCAACTGCTACAACTTTGATTGTAGTACCAGGAAGTACGAATTCGCTATCAGCTTTAACATCAATTTGGTAATTGAAGCTACCGCTATTCTTAAGAGCAATAGTGTAAGTACGGAATAAATCTTGACCACAGAAGATAGTCATATCATCAGCAGCTACAACTTTAGCAGGGATTGCTTTGTAAACACCATCAAAGATAGAGATTACGTTAGCATCAGTGATAGAGCTTAAAGGAGCACCTGAAATAAAAGTAGAAGCGTTTGCAGCAACAACACCTGAAGCAGCACCGATTAACTTAACAAGACCATCGAACTTGTTTAAGTTTACGTTTACACTTGAAGTGTCGCCTTGCCATAAAGCAGTTTCTAATTGAGCAGCGATTGTCTTAGCTTTCTTTTCAGAATACTCTTGCTCAAAAGGAATACTGTCATACATAGAACCAGTAGGTAAAGCTTTTTGTAAATACTTAGCTTCAAGGTCTTTAGGACAAAGAGCTTCGTTTACTTTAATTTTACCTGGAGTTACAGTACGTTGAGTAAAGGTAGTAGAACCAGAAGCATTAAAGCCACAAGAAGCACCATCTTGGAAGATAGCGTCAGTTTCCATAATGTTGATTTTTTCGCTTGACTTTACGCCAACCATAACGTTACCTGCGCTCTTAATAAGAGAAGCAGTTTTTGCACCCAATACAGATGAAGTTACAAGTAGAGCTTCGTTTTCTTTTGTATAGTTTGCTAATGCAGATACATCAAATCCCATTTTATTTTATTTTTATTTGTTTAATAAAGCGTTTCTAAATTTCTCAATTCTATCGTACTTCATTGAGTGTGTAGTTACGTTAGAACCGAAGTTGTTTTTTGGCTGCGCAATAGGTTCAGCGTTAGGTGTCTTAGTAAGTGCTTCTATTAACTCAGCTACTTGACTAAAGCCATTCTTAACTTTTGCCTCTAATTGTGCTACTTGTGTTTTAAGATTTTCGTTTTCAGAAACTAAAGCAGCGATTTCGTCTGCCATTTTCTCATCCATCTTTTTACCCATTTCAGCAGGAGTTTCATCAGCGATTTCTGCTTCTACTTCTGGAGTTTCGATAGAAATAATCTTAGCGTTTTCGTCTAACTCGATTTGAGTTCCATCTGCTAATTGGTGTTCGCCAGTTGGAGCAGGTGTTCCGTCAGCTAAAGTAACTTCACCGCCAATAGCTAATTCGCTAATCATAACCTTTGTACCATCCATAAGGCTATATTCTGCGAATGTAACAGGTACTTCCTCGATAGGTGCTTCAGCAGGAGCAGGTGCTTCTACTTGTGGCATATCTTCGAATAAAGCCCTAATTTGCATAATTGCATCTTTTGCGTTCATCATTCTTTTTGTTTAAATATTAATAAAAGATTTTGTTTATCATTTAACCCGTTGCAATATTTCCTTTATTGCATTCATAAGTTCTTGTTCTTTGCTTGGCTTGGTCTTGTATGTAAACAACCCCTCAACGCTAAAGCCTTTGAATTTACCCTCTTTTACATCGTTCCACACGCCTTCATTGTCTACTTTAAAAGAACCGAACCACGAGCCGTCAGGTGCATCTTCAAATCCTTTCATTGGTTGTATGCCTCTGCTTTGATCTGTAATAAAGCTTTCAAACATAGTAACCCCTTCTACTTGTTGTTCAGGGGAGTGCATCAAGTTTACGTTTGATTGGTAGCCTCTTTTGAAAAACTTTTGAGCAATCTTAAAAATAGTATCTTTACTAAAGACCACATAATAATCGCCGTAAGTAGCATCGCTGCGAAAGATAGGTACATCAGCCAACATAAGAGGTCCAGAAATAATACGCTTATCTTCGCTAACCACTTCAAAGCGTTGTTGGTTTTTAAAGGCATTCCAATTCTTTTGAATAGCAGGTTTGTCTACGAGTGCCACATAGTCCACTTCGGCATCGTCATTCATATCCTCGCTAATGTCTAATAAATAAACAGGTAAGTCCATATTCTTAAATATTAAGGGTTTTAAATTGTTATCATTTAACCGAACCTGGCTCTTTGCTGAATAGCTGCAATCCTTTGTTGGTTACTTGTTACATCGTTCTCAACAACGTAAGCCCTTACGGCTTGGTTGCCTATTGCGTTAATAGTTTGGCTACTTAGGTTTGTAGTAGCTGCTTGTGGTTGTGCAGGTGCTATTGGTGCTTGTTGTTGAATACTCGGAGCATTTACGCTGACACCTGCGCCACCGCCCTTAACTTGTGATAATATGCTTTTAGCTTTACTTGCTGCTGCCAATACGGCTGCTACTTGTGTTGCATAAAATATAGGGAAGGCAAATGCTGCTGCTGGTCCTGTTGCTTTAGCAGATTGTTGAGCAATACTTAAACCTTGGGCGAAACCTACTCCAGTATTAATAGCAATTTGTGCAAGACCTGCTATCTTACTTGCTGCCGTTCCTTGTTCAAATAGTCCATTAAGTTCACCGATAGCCATTGCTACTGAAGCTGCAAAAGATAATCTTGCTTGTAACTCAGCAGCCCTTGCTGCATCATTATCAGCTTTTAACTTAGCATTAAATTCTTGATTATTTTGTATTAATTGTAAAGTGTAGTTTTTAGTTTTACCTAAAGTTTCTATTTGTTCATCAAACTTTTTATTATCTTCTTCTTGTTTTTTTAATCTTTCTTCTTCGTCTAATTTATTAATTTCTTTTTGACTTAATGTTCTAACAGAAATTAATTCTTTTTGTCTTTTATAATATTCTTCTAATAAATCTTCTGTTAATTTTTTCTCATCTTCTATTCTCTTTGCATATTTTTCAGCTTCCTCTTCAGCTAATTTATCAGATATGCCTTTAGCAGTATCGGCAGCTTGTTTTGCATTATCTGCTTTTCTCTTTTGTTCTTGTGCATCTAATACTTGTCTTTCAACTCCTAAATCTCTAAATCTTTTTTGCTCCTCTTCTGTTAGCTTTCCTGTAGTAGCTAATCTTTGTCTTAAGGCATTAAGTTCGTTTTCTCCTTGCTTTTTATTAAGTTCAAATATCTCTTTTTCTTTTCCACCTTGAGCAGTAAGTATTTTAATTCTTGCCTCAATACCTTCGTTGCCACGCTTAGTTGTTTTCTCTAAAGAAGCTAAAGCACGTTCTGCTTGTGATGTAACACCTACAAAGTCCGTAACTTTTGTAATAATACTACTAAAGAAAGTTCCAACTTGTGCAAGTCCTGGTATAAAATTAAGAACCGCTTTTTTAACCTTATCAAAGTTAGCAGCTACAAGGGCTACTCCGATTGCTAAAGCACCAATTCCCGTAGCGATTAAAGCACCTCTTAAAGTACTAAAAGCAGTTACTACATTTGTCTTTACTATTGTTGCAAGTCGCTGGAAGTCCTTTGCTGAGTCCGTAATAGCAGATAAGCCTTGTGATAAAGCTAAAGCGGATTGCACTTTTAATAAGGACTTTTGTAGCTCCTCGCTTTCTGCACCTACTACACCAAGCGCACCTTGAACGGCAGTAAAGCCACCTGCTACTGCATTAATTGCCCCTGCAAATGCTTGGAACTTTTTTCCTGGGTCAAACAAGTCAGCCGTTTCCCTTGCTTCACTAATCTTGTCTTTTAGTTCGGCAACTCTTTTAGCTGCGGTAATAGCTTCTTTAGAGTAATCGCCAAAATTACTTTGCGCATTTACTAATTCCGCATTTGCTGCCTTTAGTTCTTTTTTAACGCTACCTATTGACTCAACTGCGTTGCCTTGTACTGTTATATTTATACCTACGTTCTCTTGTGCCATTAGTATTGTGTTTCTATTACTTTAAGGAATGATAATTTAGTAGTGTTGTATTCCATTGGGTTAAAATTTTCGATTTTATTAAGCCTAAATAATACCCCGTCAATAAATACATACTTACTAAAATCTAAGTTAAAAATGTCTATAATATCCAATAAACCAAAGCAAGTTAATAGCTTACTATCCTTGCTTGTTATTTCAGCAATGTAAGGACTATGATAAGCATTAAATACGTTTGTACTTGGATAACTATTAGGACTAAATTGTACTTCTTTAGGTGCGCCAAAGTTAATGTCATTGGTAGGGTTAATAGGGTCATCTAAATGTCCTGCATAACCATAGCTTGTATAAGTAGCCAAGTTAGTAGTTGTGTTCATAATATTCCAACTTGCTACACCAGTAATCTTCTTTGTTTGCATTATACGAATGATGCTATCCATTCTATCTTCTGCACTATTCGTGTTCGACTTTTTGTAAATAGCAGGAAATACTTTGTCTTGTCCTGTTTGCTGAAACAATACAGATGCGGCAAATATAA